CTTACAGCACCATTTAAGAAAGTTACCGAGAAAATAATGACTGAGTTTTCGGATTTGAATCTATGCCCAATTAACAACCGTCAGGGAATTGTAATTGACGGTGAAGGTTCAAAGGTTATTTGCAAAGACTAATTTGAAAATTCCTATTTGTCAATCTACAAGTAACTCATTTTCATTCAACCACCAGGGAGAAATCCCCGGTGGTATTTTTATGCCCGGAAGGAGGTGGCGTTCGTGATTCCTGTTCTTTATCCACCTAACACAACAGACTTTTCCTCATTCGGCCTTGGTGTGCTGACGGACACCATTTCCTGCGAAGTGACCGAAGAGCGAAACGGTGTGTTCGAGTGCTTACTCAAATACCCTGTCAGCGGTCAGCACTATGGGCTAATCACAAAGGAGTGCATCATCAAGGCAAAACCAAACGACACCGCCGCCGACCAGGCATTCCGTATTTACCGCATCACGAAGCCATTGAACGGCATCGTCACGATCTACGGTCAGCACATTTCTTATGACCTTGCCAATGTGCCGGTGCTGCCGTTTTCGACGGAGAGCCGCTCTCCGCAGCTCATTCTCTCGCAGCTCCTTGCCGGAGATACACGCTTCACGGGCTGGACGGACTACTCGGATGCAAAGGCATTTTCCGTCACCCAACCGAAAAGTGTCCGAGCCTGCCTTGGCGGCACGGAAGGCTCCATGCTCTCCAAATGGTACGGCGAGTTTGAGTGGGACAACTTCACGGTAAAGTTCCATTCGCACCGTGGGCAGAAGACCGGCGTGGTCATTGAATACGGCAAGAACCTCACCGCATTGGAGCAGGACGAGGACAACAGCGGTGTGTATACCGCACTGCTCCCGTATGCCGTATACACACCGGAAGGCACGGACACCGAAACGGTGGTCACGCTGCCGGAGGTCACGCTCCCCATTGTGACTTCGGAGATCGTCCGGGCGAAAACGCTTATCATGGATTTCTCCGACCAGTTTGACGGAGTTGTGACCGAGGAAGCCCTCAGAGCAAAAGCCAACAGCTATATCAAGGCAAATCCGCTGGGTGCGACCATCCCTATGGTGAAGGTATCCTTTGAGCCGCTCTGGAAACAGCCGGAGCATTCGGCACTGCTGGAGCGGGTCAACCTCTGTGATACCGTCACCATTCGACACTCGCTTCTGGGTGTCAGCGTGTCGGCTATGGTCATTGAAACCGTGTACGATACCCTCGCCGAGCGATACAAGAGCATTTCCCTCGGTCAGAGCAAGTCCAGTATGATCACCACCATTTCCGAGGTGCAGTCCACGGTCGACAAGGTGGAATCCACGGTGGGACGCTTTCCAAAGCTGCTCCGAACCGCCATAGGCAAGGCCACCGGGCTTATCACCGGTCAGAGCGGCGGCTATGTGGTCATCCACACCAGCGAGGAAAACGGACAGCCCTATGAGCTGCTCATTCTGGACGCTCCCTCCATTGATGAGGCCGTCAATGTTTGGCGGTGGAATGTGGGCGGCCTGGGCTTTTCCCATAACGGCTACAACGGCCCCTATGAAACCGCCATCACGGCAGATGGTCAGATCGTCGCAGACTTCATCACCTCCGGCTCTTTGGTGGCCAACATCATCAAGGCGGGTGTTATCCAGTCGCAGGATGGCTCGTCTTATTGGGATTTGGAGAGCGGCGAGGTCGTGCTTCGCGCCTACGCCACCAGCAAGGAGGTCACCGAGGTCAGCGACCGCATCACCACCATTGAGGAGCAGAAAATGCTCCGGCTGGTCATTATCTCGTCCAACGGGAACATCTTCAAAAACGGCAATGTGAAAACGCTGCTTTCCGCCAAGGTGTACTCCTGGGACGAGGACATCACCGACACGCTGGATGCCAACCAGTTTGTCTGGACAAGGGTGTCGGAGGATACGGAAGCGGACAAGGTCTGGAATGAACAGCATTTCGGCGGCGCGAAGGCTGTGGTCATCACCGGTGCGGATGTCAAAGTCCGCGCCACTTTTTATTGTGACCTCATCGACACCACGACCAGGCAGAGCCTGTTATAACGGAGGAATTCACTATGGCAACCGCAGAACCCACAACAGAAACCGGCACAGTGTCCGGTTCAGATACAACAACTTCAAAGGAGGCTTCTCACATGAGCAAAGCACAAGGCCAGTTTACCATCATCGACTACAATGACGCACTGACGCTGACGGGGTACATCGGCTCAAACCTCGCCAAGACTCAGATGTATAACCCCGACAACGGCAGTTATACCCCGGACTGGAAAACGAAGAACCTCGTTCTGACACCCAGTCTGTATGTCATCGGCACCACTGCCGACCAGATCGCCACCGCCAATGTCACCTCGGTCAAGTGGTATGTGGGCGACAGCAACACCGCCATTACCGCAGGTACGAACTATGGACTGAGTGGTGCCAAGAGCCACATCCTCACGGTCAAGGCCAATGTCATGGCGGAGCTGCCCGGCATCGACTACCGCTGTGTCATCACTTACAAGGACGAAAGCACCGGTCTGTCGCTGACCCATCCGCTGACCATTTCCTTCTCCCGTGTGGTCAACGGCTCCGGCATCGTTGACCTGCTGGTCACCACGCCCAACGGAAATGTGTTCAAGAACGAGGAGGTCGCCAGTCTGACCGCCAAGGCCGAGCTGTGGCGCGGCTCTACGGTAGACACCACCAAGGTCAGCTACAAGTGGGCGGTCATGGACGCTTCCGTCACCGTTACTTCTTCCACCGGCTATGATGCAGACTTCGGCATCGGCTGGCGCAAGCTCTCGGATACCGCCGACAAATACTCCGGCACGGCCACCAATACCCTCACGGTCTACGCCGCAGCGGTGGACAGCTACGCCGTGTTCAAGTGCTGTGCCCAGGACACGGATTCCGCATCGGCTTCTTATAACACGAAGTTTTTCGATGTGGCGACCTTCATCGACAACTCCGACCCGTTGCAGATCATCGTCACCTCCACGGGCGGCGATGTGTTCAAGAACGGCCAGGGCACGACTGTGCTGACCGCCGTCTGTTATCAGGCAGGCTCCGAGGTGGACGCAGCCGGAAACGGCAGTTACACATGGACGAAGTACAACAAAGACGGTGTTGTCGATACCTCTTGGGGTACCAACGGCAGCAAGACCGGCAAGACCCTGTCGGTGTCCAGCGCCGATGTGGATACCAAGGCAACCTTTATGGTCGTTGTGGCGCTTTGAGGAGGTGGTGAGATGATCGCATCAGCACAGTTCACGATTATCAGTCTCTGCGATGTGATCACCTCGGACACGCCGCCGGAGAACCCCTATGAGGGGCAACTCTGGGTGGATACTTCCGTGACCCCGCCGGAAACGAAGATATGGAACGGAAATGAATGGGTGGTGCAGAACGACATTGAAACGATCCGCACCACCATTTCCATTCTGACCGAGAAGGATGCACAGTTCCAGCAAACCATCGACGGGATGAACAGCTATGTGGCGACCCTCACCGAAACCGTGGAAACGGTGTCCAACGATCAGGGCGTCCTGGAGGAACGGGTGCTGAACTCCGAAAGCCGTGTTTCGGAATTGGAACACACCGTGGATGGACTGTCCGTCACCATGCAGGAGCAGTACATCGGCGGCATCAACTATGTGCAGAATTCCTCCGGGTTGAACGGCATCACGGACGATTGGAGCTACTCCGGTACGGTGAAAACGGATGCCTCCACAGATACGCAAAACAACACCATTTCCGACTCTTGCTTTGTGTTGGGCGCATACTCCTCGTTGTCGCAGTACATCCGAGGGGTGGTTCCCGGCACTTATACGATCTCGGTACGGGCAAAGAAAACCTCGACCATGTCCGGATATTTCTATGTGACCTACAACGGAAACAAAACCAAGTACCTGTTCAATAAGTCCACGGCGTTTGACTGGACGGATTACTCCGTAACGCTCACGGATGTGACTGACCCCACGCTGCGCATTTACTGCTACTGTCGGGATGCGTCCATTTATCTCGCTGACATCATGATCTCCGAAGGAGCAATTCCCCGCAAGTGGACGCCCGCCCCCAACGAGATCTACACTCAGGAGGTCAAGATCGACAAGCGGGGCATCGAGGTATCCAACAGCGCATCGTCTCAGCGGACGGTCATCACGAACACGGAGTTCGCCGGTTACTACAACGATGAGGTGATTTTCACCCTGAACAAGGACGAAACGCAAACCAAGAAAACCACGGTGGACGGCGAGCTGACCGTGGGCAAAACGAAGTTTGTCCCGATGCCGACGGCGTCCGAAGGGCTGAACATCGTCATTCTGGATTAAGGAGGGAAAGCTATGGCAACTTGGAAAAGCGCGGCATACGATGGGCGCTATCTTCAACTGGACATTTCAGAAAGCGTGAATGTGGTCGGTAACAGCTCGACACTTTCCTGGACGCTGACCTCTACCGGTGGCGCATCCACTTACTACACCATTGACACGACCACTGTAACGATCAATGGTACGACCGTATACTCAAAGGG